GCTTGTGTTTTGAATGTGTTATGAGTTGGCTGGAAATCCTTGTTTCCAAAGTACCGAGCGACGACTATCTCGGCGCAAATCGATTCGGCTATCTGGCACACGTACTCATGAAATGACAGATTCTTGTCATATCGTGATTTGTGATCTGGACGCCCATTGATCTCCTTAATCCTCAGTAAAGCGATCTCGATCGATTGCATCATTTGGTCAAATGTGACTGTCATCTTCATTTGCACAGCTCACAGATCCATAGGGCGTCTAGGCCTTGCACGTACTCATATCGACCGCCATCAAAGCGCTTGAATGCCTCGCATCGATCACACCATTCGATTTTAGGCGGATCAATCTCATCCTTTACCGCTGAGCCATCGGCCATGAATCGAGTGCGCTCACCTGTTGCGATCCTAATCATCTCCATGTCGCCCATGTTAAGCCTGCGCCTTCCATGTGCCATCTTGTGATTTGTTCATCCAGATTGGCGGACACTGATCCGATTTCACATTACCGGTACAGACATAACCTCGATATTCCTTGCCTGTCTTTGATGATGTGCCTTCCTTGATAATCATGTGGCCGTGTTTGCATTTTGGCGCTTCGGCTATCAGTTGGCCGCCTAATTGACCGACGATCTCTGAGATACCGGTCGCAGCTGTAGAAAATCCATCCTCGGCAAATGGCTTTGACCAAGGATCGTCCTCGATCTTATTGACGAAAGCCGCTGGCATGTTTTCGACTTGCTTCATGTTTTCCTGTGTTGGTCGAGTATCTGAGCCCAGGAGCAGACCGATCGCTCGGCCAATCGCTGATGTCACTGTGTCCTCGACGAACCAGCGCTTCATGCTGGCTTGGTATGACTCGACGCGACCGAATCCGAAATCGATAGCGCTTGGCTTCTCATCTTCGTACTCTCGAAATAGTCTGCACTCGATGAGGATGTATCCGGCAACGGCATTAAAATCAATGATGTGTGTTTCGATTCGGCCTGATGGATAAGCTGCCCAGAATCGTTTGATGCGTGATGCGACATCTTCATAATTGTCTAGAAATCCCATTTACTTCACCGGCCTTTTCATGGCCATACCGACGGATCGGCCGTGATGGTAGCCGACTGATTTGCCGTCCCTGTAGCCCATTGAATAAATGGCCACGCTGACCAATAGCTGCGCCAGTAGCGCAAAGCCGATTATTTGTTCTGTTGTCATTTTGCTCCCGTTTCTGTTAAGGGAGCGACCCTAGTGTTTCGCCTGACCCGTGACCAAGGCCGCTCCCATGTAAGAGCATGAGGCCTAAGTCTGACAAGGTCAAGAATCCTGCGTGTCTGTCGGCGTGTCTGCCTTTGGTTTGTCCTTATCCTTCAATCCATTACTGGCCAGTACAGATCCGAGTGCGCCAGTTAAGAAGATCGTGAGTGTGGAAAGTAGCTCGATGAATGCTCGATCATTGGGCGCTTGATCTCCAAGCGGTTGCGTCACGAATATCAACGCGTAAAGCATTCCAGCGACCGAGAATGCAAAGGTAAGAGCTAAGCAGACGCCAATGAATACGATGAGGCGAGCTTTGAGCTGTTCATTTGTCAGTCTTCTTTGATGTGAAGCCACTGGGATCCTCTCCAAATATGTCCTCAGTACATGTTCCCTGTGCCTTACATTGCGGCGGATTACATTGAGGCGCTTGCCAGTTTTCAAATTCTTGGCACTCATATCGTGTCCAACCCTGATAACCACAAGCCGACAGCCCCAAGGATAATAAAATCCCCAGAGCTGTCAGCTGTAGTTTCCGAGTCACTTCCCCAATAACCCGAAAGCCTGATCCTTTGGATTGAGCCATCGTAGGATCACCGGTGCGACCGCTGCCGCGCCAGCCATTGCCAAAGTCTTGGGATCTGTTTCCCCTGCCATGTATAAGGCAAGCGCCGCCGCCATGAATGAGCGCGCCCAGCTTGCCGCCATTGCTTTCATTTCTTCCATGTTTTTTTCTCCTTTGTAGGCTTTGCAGCCTTCTTCGGTGCTTGGACTTCTACGATGGGAAATTCGCCCTTGTAAGGCTTGTACTTGGGACGACCAAAGCCGACCACTTCTTTTCCGACTGTGCGCTGCTTGACCATCACCATTCCGCCATTGCGTTGATCGCCAGTGCCGGATGTGTTTCCTTCGATGGTGGTGATTGTTTTGCCATCGATGGCCACGACGATGCCGATGTGACTGATGCGATCGACGCCGTCATGTGGAAAATCCATGAATGCCAAATCGCCAATCGCAGGCACTTCATGCCAGCGGCCAATCTCCTTGAACTTATGAGCTCCGACAGCTGTGCTGACGACTGAGTGAACCTTGACGCCAGCTTGTGCAAGTACCCAATTACAGAATGATCCACACCAAGGTAGGCCATCGGCTTTCGTAAACTCACCAAATTTGGTGATGTTGTCCGGTGTCTCTACATATCCAATCTCGCCCATAGCGATTTCGATTGCATGTGGCGCTGAGCCGACTGGATAACTCATCCGATGATTGCTTTCGCTTCATCCTCAGTCAATCCGAGAGCTGCAAGCTTTGTGATTGCTGACGCCTTTGCAGCAGTTTTTGTCGCTTCGGCCGATACTTGAAGATCGCTTAAACGCTTTATCTCAGCTTTTACTTGTGCCAAAGTAGGCGCATCTCCGTCTAGTTTGTGCCATTGGATAGTTGAATAGTCATCTTCCCTAATAACAAATTCTGCTGATGGCTTCAAAGATAAAATTGCCGATGACAATGTGGTCATGATCAGGCTCCAATTTCGAGTAGAGTAATCGACGATAATTTGCTACCGCCCTGAGCAACAACAACGCCACTGTTGGCCGTTGTGTTTACCTTGACTTGTGTTTTGTAAGTTGTTGCGCTTGTGGTGTTTGGAGAATCTAAGCAAGTAGATGTGATCATTGTTGTGATTGCAATGAAAGTCGCACTATTTGCATTGATCCCCATCGTGGTTCCCAAATCTTGAATTGAAGTGACGCCTCTGACCAATTGAACCGCACCGCTAACCCCGACGGCACTTCTTTCGGCGTCGAGTGTTTGACTGTAAATTACCAAAATTTTACTACTTGCTGCGCTTGGAGTAATTGTTGCGGTTAAGGTTGAGTCTGTGTATGTAGTGCTAGCGACTGTGGTAGATGTAGTGGTAGTCGCATTCACAACCTGCAAGACTTTACCGCCAGCGGCTACGGCCGCCCATTTCAATCCAGTGGCAGCTGTTGAATCAGCCGTCAAGACATGGCCATTTGTACCGACAGCCAATCGAGCCGGTGTGTCATTTGCTGTTGCAGCAATGAGATCACCTTTGGCGTCCACGATTGAATTCTGAATCGCATTTGCATCATCTGTCGTGACCCAAGTGAAATCCATGTCAGTATTTGATGCCTTAGATAGCACTTGACCAGTCGTGCCACCTTCAAGATCCATCATCGATGTGTCGATTGATTGGCCAAGTGTTCGGATGGCAGCTGCGCCATCTTTAACAAGATCAGTGTCATCCGGTGTTGTCCAGCCAAAATTGGTTGTCGTTGCCATATTTTCTCCTTATGCCACCACAGTGGCTTGATTCCATGTAAGTGTATTAGATAAAGAATTCCAAGTCTCGGCAACACTCACGCCATTCCAGCGGACGGCTTGCAAGCTGTAAGCCGTAGGCGAGACAGTCAGAGTGATTGCCAGTCCATTGTACGACGCGCTAAATGTCCAGCCTTCGACAAAGCCTTGAAAGCGGCCGTCGCCGATATTGGCAGGCAAGTCGGTGATGTCGATGGGCAAGCCCATGAATGCATTGAGCAACGCATCGCGATCGCTGTCATCGATCTCTGGATTGCCAAGCGGAAAAGTTATCGAGCGAAATTGGGCTTCGGGAAATGCTCGGATTTGCAAATAAAATTCCGCTTGAGATGTGGCATCCGCGCCCTTCTCCAAAGTCGTCTGGATTGATTGCGCTTGATAGCCAAAGGTGGCAATCGATGCGTCATCCTGATCTGAGACTGTCTGATTATTCTTATATCTGATCGTCACGGCATTTCGGATGTCGCCAGACTTGAGCGATGTCTTGATGCCAGTGGCCAGTGCCGTATTGCCTGAGACGCTTGTGTATCCATAAGTCGTCAGATAGGTATTGCGATGTGTGCTGTCCGCATAGAAAATCCGGCCTTGACTATCCTCGCCGATGTAGCCAAGCCCAGAATTTGCC